TCAGTTGCAATTTATGAATCAAGTGGTTCAGGCAATTTTGCCGCCAACTCAACCTTCACTCTCTACGGAATCACGAAAGGCTAGACAATGAGCAAAGTAATCGAGATTGACTGTTCAACAGGTGAATCAATCGAACGCGATATGACACCTGCCGAACTAGAGGCACAGGCAGCGATGCAGGCCCAGGCAGAGGCAGATCGCGCCGCTGCGCAAGCCGAGGCCGATGCCATTGCCGCCGCTAAAGAATCGGCCAATGCTAAACTTGCAGCTCTTGGTTTGACCCCCGAAGAAATTTCAGCGTTAGTTAAGTAAGGAAACCCAACAATGGCATCAATCGGTGACACAACCCGCCCAGCCTTTGCATACGATCAGGCAACTGATACTTGGGTGCCAGTCGGTGTAGGCCCACACTCACACACGCCTGCTGCCATTGGCGCTATCTCATCCTCACTTGTGACAACAAAGGGTGATCTGATTGCGGCTACCAGTTCAGGGGTTGTTGATCGTTTGGGTGTGGGAACAAATGGGCAGGTTTTAACGGCATCATCAGGTGCAAGCACTGGTTTGGCGTGGGCAACCCCTACAAGTGGTGGTATGACTACTATTGCAAGCGGTACCCTTTCAGGGTCATCAATTACACTTTCAGGCATTAGCGGAAGTTACAAAGATTTGCTTTTGCGGTTTAATAATTTCTATTTTTCAACTGGAAGCACAATTGATATTCAATTTAATACAGATACAACTTCTACCATTCGCAAACACGGTTATTACGGCGCAAATACTGCAAATCCAACATTTGCGGGAGCATCTGAAACTGGAGTTTTAAGAATGTTTTGGTTTGGCCCAGATACTGCCCAAAACCAACAATTTGCTCAGTTGCAAATTTTTAATTACGCCAATACTTCAATTAACAAATTACTTGAAATTAAAAATCATTATGTTTCAAGCAATAATTTTCAATATGATTTGGCGCAGGCAATTTATCCTGCAAGTCAGGCAATTACGCAACTTGTTATCAAATCACTTGCAGGCACTTTTTCAGGTGGAACTTATGAATTGATTGGGGTTAACTAATGCATAGAATTGAACATAATGTAGAAACTGGCAAAATTAAGGAAATTCAATTAACGCCTGAAGAAATTGCAGAGTACGAAAACAAAGCACGCGAAGTTCAAGCGCAAATGCAAGCTGAAGCCGAAGCCCTAGCCGCCAAAGCCGCCGCCCGCCAAGCAATCCTTGATCGTCTCGGCCTCACCGCCGATGAAGCCGCACTACTTTTGGGAGCCAACTAATGACCCGCGCAAGAGATGTAGCAGATACCCAAGACAATACAGGCGGGGCGGTGGCGCCGTTTGTTGCGGGGAAAAATAAGATCATCAACGGTGACTTTGGCATTTGGCAGCGGGGTACAAGTTTTACACACACAAGTGCGGCATACACGGCAGATAGATTTCAAGGTTACTCAGATGCAAGCCAATCCTATTCACAACAAACATTTACGCCAGGAACTGCGCCAGTTGCAGGGTATGAAGGCCAGTTTTTTTGGCGCGGCACAAAAGGTGCAACAGGAACTTTTATTTCTCTGTACCAGCACATTGAAGGTGTAAGAGCGTTTGCTGGTCAAACTTTTACAGTTTCATTTTGGGCAAAAGCTAATTCAAATCAAACCGTATATATACGGCCTGCTCAATTTTTTGGTAGCGGTGGTTCAGCGGTAGTTGTTCTTGATGCCGTTGCAGTTAACATTACAACTTCTTGGACAAGAGTAAGCGCAACATTTAATATGCCTTCAATATCAGGCAAAACTGTAGGCACAAATTCTAGTGTTTTAATTGAAAACTACATTATCAATAATGGTGCAGTTACTTGGGATGTATGGGGGATGCAGGCAGAAAATGGCAGAGTTGTCACACCGTTCACTACTGCAAGCAATACAATCGGCGGGGAGCTGGCATTGTGTCAGCGGTATTACTGGCGAGCAAAAGTAGCATCAGGATTTGGAACTCTTTCAAATTATTGGTTTCCAAATACAACATCTCTTGCTTATGCTGAAGTTTCAATTCCTGTTCCATTCAGAGCATTACCAAGTGCAGTAGAATGGGGTGGCAATATCGGGGTAAGTGACGGTTTTAATTTAATTGGTGGTATTTCTTCAATAACTGTTGCTGGAACCACACCATTTACAACATATGTTGCATTAACAACGAATATGAGCAGTTCATCACTTACAGTTTATCGAGGATATAAGTTTGCAGATCAAGGTGCAGGAACTGCCTTTTTAGCTTTAAGTGCGGAGTTGTAAAATGGAAAATGTAACCTTTATTGAAATTGAAACATTAAACGGCACTGAAACCCACGCCATCATTGACCGAGGCAACGGGGAATTTACCTCAATGCTAAAAAGCACCTATGACGAAATGATTGCAGCTCAAAACACACCAACGCTATAACTAACAGTTCGGGGGAACTATGCGTTTTCATATTGTGGCATTGCCACATACACAGGTAACAAAAGAGTTCGCAGGGTGCGCTTTTACTGAAAAGGTGCGCCGTTTTTGCATAATGATGCACGATCTAGGCCACGAAGTATTCTTGTATGCTGGTGAATCCGTTGAGGCACCTGTAACTGAACTGATTACTTGCGTGACAGATTCAAAGCGTGCCGAGGCGGTAGCAACCGTTCCCCACTACACCCAGTTCCCGTTTAATGGGCCACTTTGGGATGAATTCAATTCCAACGCAATCAAGGCAATTGGCGAGCGCATTGAAAGCCAAGATTTCATCTGCCTCATTGGTGGGTCAGCACAAAAGCCAATTGCCGATGTCTTTCCAGCGCATTTGAGCGTGGAGTTTGGCGTTGGCTACGGCGGCGTGTTTGCCAAGTATCGTGTGTTTGAGTCCTATGCCTGGATGCACTCAATCTATGCAGGGTGGAAAAACCCAACAACGGCAGATGGCCAGTTTTACGATGCCGTAATCCCGGGGTATTTGGAACCTGAAATGTTCCCACTGGGCGATGGGCAAGGTGACTATTACCTGTTCATTGGTCGGTTGATTGATCGCAAGGGTTACAGAATCGCCCAAGAAGTGTGCGAAAGATTAGGCAAACGGCTGATTTTGGCAGGGCCTGGTGAGCAAAGCGGATACGGCGAGTTTGTTGGGTCAGTTGGACCCGAACAACGAGCTGAATTGATGGGTGGGGCAATAGCAACCTTTGCACCAACACTTTATGTAGAACCTTTTGGCAATGAAGTAATCGAATCGCAGGCTTGTGGCACGCCAACAATCACAACTGATTGGGGCGCATTTACAGAGAACAATCCCGATGGGATTTCAGGGTTTAGATGCCGCACTTTGGCTGAATTTATGCAGGCAGCCGAAGATGTGAAGCAACTCAACCGCCAAGAAATCCGCAATCGTGCAATTTCCTTGTATAACCTTGATACTATCGGCCTTCAATACGAGGCATACTTTAAGCGCCTGTTGACCCTTTGGGGCGATGGCTGGTATGAGATGGGGGATGCAAATGGATAGAGGCGAAGTATTAGATGAAGCCAAACGCCTTACTTACGGTGATCGCAATGTTTCCTACGATGAACCACGCATTAACCATAAGCGCATTGGCGTAATTTTAGGAATTGTTTTAGAACGATATGTTGAGCAAGCACAACCAGGCGATGCAGTGCCGCCCGAAGTTGCAGCTCTATGTATGGCGGCAATGAAACTTGCTCGACTATCTGCAAAACCAAACCACTTAGATTCAGCAATAGATTTGGCGGCATACGCGGCCATTTGCGCTGAACTTGCTCAGTATATAGATTAAGACTTAGGCGCAAAACGCCCCCATAACGAAACCGCCACCTGCAGCCGTTCCTGCAAGTGGCGGTTTCGTGCTTTTGCTATAATTTTGCTACGCCGTGAGGTGTCAGCCAAACCCCTGCATTTGCTAAGTGAGTGCAGGGTTTTGTGCTTTTAATTCTCTACATAATCACGCAATGCGTTAATAACGACCCGCGTTACTGTTGTGCCTTCGTTGCGTGCTTTTTGTAAAGCTAGTTGCCACAAGTCGGTATCAATGCGGATTGATCGCAATGGAGTCATTATGTCAATTCCTTCTCAATAGCTTGAATGGTTGGACAGGGGTATTTTAGATGGTTACTATTATTTTTCTTTCCAAATACGCTTTTGCTAAAACAAAAAGAACATCCCACATATAACAATCCATAATGTGAGCCAGCAAGATATTTGCTTTGTTTTGGTTTATGTAACTCAATCAAAGCACGAAGTTCATCGGTATTTGCTAATTCAAGCAATTCATCGTGTGTCATCACAACACCACGCACTCAGTCATTGAACCCCAGCACCAGCCAAGAAACTCAGCCGTGGCGCTATCGGTGCCAACCCACCAAAGGTTGCTGGCAACTTGCCAAATGAGAATGACACCGATCAGAATTGCAACTGCTCTAACGCGCTTTCCTCTTTTAGTTATCATTATGATTTTGCTCCAAATCTGCTAGGTAAGCATCAAAACAAGGTAGGCACATACTGACCTTTTCAACTGATTCAAACTGAACTTTGCAACCGACACATACGCAACGGTAATTGGTGCTAAACATTATGCACCTACTTTCTCGCGAAGATTAATAAGTTCCAATTTCCATTCGCGAATGTCTGAATTGATTGCAAAAACAAATTGACGATTTACCTTTAAGTTATTTGCCATAGTGCGTAATTCATAAGCCTTTGAAAGCATTTGCTCTAGCTCTTCAATGCGATCTGTATTCATTTCCTATTCCATTCTTGGAAACCCGTTCGTTTTCCAATACCCAAACCTTAACACCTGTATATACAGATAAGCAACATTTGGTTATGCGCCACATAACGATTTGATAACGCTTTAAGTGCCTATAACCTCTTATTTGCCACGCTTGGTAAGGTGTTGTAGGCTCTCAACTGGGCGTGGAAACCCGAAAACAATGGGCCATTGCTAGGGTTTCCGCGCCTTTTCACGCCTTTGCCCTACACTTACCCCTATGACCACCGTGATCGC